CATTAGTAATGAAGTTGTTGAATGGAGATTGTTTAGATTTGTTGGATGACATTCCTGATAATTCAGTGGATATAGTTTATACAGATCCTCCTTATATACCACCAGAGCATTCATCTACATTAACTAAATACAAAAAATCATTAAGTGAAATGTGTATTTTAGAAAGTTTTTATAAAAGATATTTAGAAAAGATAGATAGAGTTTTAAAAGATGATGGTATATTATTAATTTATTGTAATAGCGATTCATACCCCATGTTTTACATTCACTTATATCCCTATGTGAAAAAGATGAGATGTTTTATATGGGATAAAATTAGTTGTAGTTTAGGTTACACATTTAGACATCAGCACGAAATGATTTTATATGGAGAAAGAATGAAGATGAAATGTATTAAATGTGGTACAGGAGATATATTCAAGTATAAATCAGTTAAAGCGAATACAAAAAGTCATCCAGCAGAAAAACCAGTGGATTTGCATAAACATATATTACAAAATATTGTGACTCAAGATAAAGTCTTATTAGATACTTTTATGGGAACAGGGAGTATTGGTGTCGCTTGTAAAGAACTGGGTTGTCAATATATCGGTATGGAACTTGAAAAAGAATATTTTGAAGTTGCTTGTAATAGATTGTTTGATTAAATTAAAATAAAAGTCTTTGTAAAGATGGTTAAGATGGTTGTAAAAAAAAGTGATAAACCAAATAAAAAGTTAATGGCGATATTTACAAAAGATGATGGAAGAACAAAAACTACTCACTTTGGTTTGGCGAACGCACCTGACTATACCATAACAAAGAATAAAGACCAGAGAAAGAGATATAGAGCACGCCATAAAAAAGATTTAAAGACTGGTGATTATACTCGTGCTGGGTTTCTGTCATATTATATATTATGGGGGGCATCTACTTCACGTAAGGAAAATATTGCATCATATAAACGTAGATTTAATTTAACTTAACAGTTCATAAAAACCATCATTATCCACTGTATACTCTAAATTTTCAGGAACACATCCAAACTCAGTATATTCTTCCACAGGTTCTTTTATTTTATTTGTTTCATCCATGTAATCTTCATCCAAAAGGTCTTCCAAGAAATCTTTGAATTGATCTATTAATTGGGTTTGATTATGTTTCACAAAGACAGCAACAATCTCTTCAATCATTTTTTCCATTTTACTAAATAATTTTTTTTTTTTAAGATTGATTTTTAATAACTGTATTTATAAAATGTCAAGCAATCGCCACATCCAGATCAATCCCGCGAACACTCTCGCCAATGGTAAAATCTCTTTCAAAAACGGTAATCCAGTTGTACGCTTTGAAATCGGAGAACGTGATGAGTATTTACTTCCTCATACTCTTCGTCTTGTAGGTAAGTTTTCCATTTACAGTGATTCGGCAGGAACAACTGCACCTGTAGATGCAGATGGTATTCGTATGCCTGAAAATCTTGGCGTCTACTCTGTAATTGATACTCTTGCTTTCAGCACAATGAGAACAAAACAAACTATGGAATACATTAAGAACTACAATAAGTTTATGGCGTCTTTCCTTGATGTCAGTCTTTCCAAAGAAGATGCAATGACTTATCTTAACAATCAATGTCTTGCGATGCCTAACTACAAAACCCAACAATTAGGAGTGGTTCAGAATACTGCAGTTGGAACAAAGAACTCTTTCTGTCTTCCTCTTGTTTCAGGTATGACTAACAGTGGAAATCCTATTCCACTTTCCTCTCAATGGGGTGTGGGTGGTTTAGAGATTTCCATAAACCTTGCCCCTGATAGTAACGTATTGTTTTCATCTTCCCAAACTTCGGCACGATTAACGGATGCCTTCTATGAACTTGAAGAACTTTCTCTTGTTGCTGAAACCGTTGTTCCATCTCCCGAAGACCTTGCTGGATTACGCTCTCAAACTACCAACACTTTTGAGTTCAATACTATCTCATCCTTTTACCAAACTATTAATAGCACGAACGCAACGATTAACTTTAATTTAGGACAGTCCCATGTATTAAGTGTTTTCGGTACATTTGTTCCTGTAAGATATTTGAATAATCTGAATCAAAATGGTTTGGCGACATTATATCCTCTGAACTATGATGCTGGAGGTGTGGATAGTAAATCGGTACAACGTGCGGAAATACAACAGTTAATCTTTACAAGACAGGGTGAAAGATTCCCAATGCAATTTAACATTGATACTCCTCAAAAGGATTACGCTCAAGAAGAATCCGCACCGCCTGAAGTTGTTCGTGGATACATTGATGCAATTAAACAGTTTACCAAAGGAACTCGTTGTCAACTTGCCCCCCTCAACAATCGTGTTGTGGATAATGCTGTTCCCACGACAGGTCAACCTGATGACATATTTTACAAAACCATCCCTCTTGGTGGTATGACTGCTGGTATTGGTGTGAATTATGATAGTGTATCAGGTAATGGTGTGGATTTCAGGTCTGTTCCCTTTGGTCTTCAAATACAAAGCGACCTTAATACGGACAACCCTAACGCCCTTTACTTGTTCGTTCATTCACGTAATACTCTCGTGTCTTCTAATGGTTCGGTTCAAATTATGAACTAAAAAATTAATATTTTTCAATTAAAATTTTTTTACTTTCTCTCTTATAAAATGGACGTAAGTAGAGAACTTTCCAAAACTGCCCCACCTGAGGAATCCCCTGCCCCTGCAAATGTTCCCGAGATTGTTCGTATTGGATCTATTCCAACCAATATGACCATGGATGTTGACAGCGATATTCTTGAACCTGTCGTGAAATCACAATCATTTATAAGATACGTTTTGGATAATAAGGGTCTTTTACATTCTAACTCCAAACTTATCTTTTCAATGACTCAAAATGCACACGGAAATCGCTTTTTCCCTCTGGGTGTCGGTGCTATGTCTTTGATTGAACGTGCAACTTTGAAAGTAGGTACAAAAGAAATTAACTCCATTCAAGATTGGAATCATTATCAGGGATACAGGTCTACATTTGTGTCTCCTGAAAATATGAAAGAAAGAGAAATGTTTACAACTGGTCGTTGTTTGGGATATGACTTTGAATACAAGAACAATGCTTCTCTTGAAAGCAACACGGAAGCAGATAAATATCAAATTGATGTGGGTCGTCAGGCAAAGGTTACATACGCAACTGTAGGAACAGACAGCAGTGAAACACCTTTACCATCATTTATGAGATTGGATAAAGAAGCAGAGTTTCAAATTAATCTTTCTGATTTGTTCCCCTTCTTGAAAATGAACCAACTTCCTTTGTATATGATTAAAGAACAGATTTCCATTGAACTTCGTTTATCACCGAAGAACTTATATCAAAGAATGTCGCGACCGACGGGTGCACCCGCCAATGCTGAAGTTGATATTAACCTTGATAAATGTAAGATGATCGCTGATTACATTTTCTACCCTACCGAAGTTATGGAAGCATACTCACGACAAAATCAGAATATGACATTCACTTACATGGATTACTTCTTGTCAAAACAAGGTTTCTCTGCAACTACAGGAACCAATGTAGAACAAATAAGAAATATTGGAGGAGCAGGTAAGATTGTTACAAAAGCATTTGTTTCGCTTTCAAGAGACAGTGAAGATGAAGACTTTTTATTGAATAACTTTTCATCTGTGTCTTGTTCACAAGCACTTACATTTTCAGGTTCTCTTGTGGGTAATTTGAAGTACAACGGACATTTCTTGTATCCAATTGATCGTGAAAATAATGCACTTCATTATCACGATGTCGCACAGGCAGAAGGTTCTCTTCCATTTGTTACTCGTGCGGAGTATAGTGATGAAAACGCCAGTGATATTACTGGATCTAAATTTGAAAGTCGTATCCAAACAGATTCTTTGACAGGTAAGTTCTTCCGTCAAGCATACCGATTGAACCGAAGTGAAAGAGTCAATAGTCGTGGAATTGAATTATTCCATACTTATAAGACATTAGTTACAGGATCATATACTCAGCGATGCTGGGTGGAAAGTGTCAAAATGGCGAACCTCTCTAATGGTATGATGACAATTGTAGATGCTTAATTACTTTTAAAAAATGAAAAATCTTGTCCGTAACGACTTATTACTTCATAACCATTATCCAATAATTTTTTTATGACTTCTTCACATCTTTTTATATTATGATGAATAAGGTCAAAATCAACAGACAAATAAGTTGGGTATATTTTATCTTCTAACATTTGATCTAAAACATCACATTCAATGTTTTCTATATCAATTTTAAGTAAATCAATGTGATTATGATTTAATTCTTTCATAATAG